CTCATAGTAAATAAAGAAGTGTCACTCCAAACATAAATTGCATTTCTACCAAGCGTTGCACCAATGATCCGTGATCCGGCGGCCAGTCTCTGTGTACCCGCACTATTAATTGCTGTAGGTGTGTAGTCATTAATGTTTTCTTGAGAAGAGAATCTGATAAACATATCATCTTGTGTTGTTTTATCTCCAATCGTAGTTTCTGTGCCAAAAAATACTAAGTGTCTATCCGGAGTTGATACTAACATATCACGTGATGCTGTCGGTGCTCCTGTAATAATTGTAGCTCTAGTTCCTGTTGCATTAGTTAAATTAGAATCCCATTCAAAACACTCACCATTAAATATTAAAGCAATCAGAGTACTACCTAAATTATCCAAGGACCATAGACCGGGCTCAGCTACAGTATCCGTGTCAGCTGATGATTGACCCCAACCAGAAAAACTACTGTGATTGGTAACGGTAGCTCCTGTGTTGTGAAGAGCATTGGCCGTGCCTCTAACGTTTCTAGTTATCCCTGTTAAAGTATTTGTTGCTACGTTAACTCCTGTATAAGAAATCTCTTCCGTACCTACTTGTATAAAATTAGTTCCGGTTATTGGAAAATTTAATACCGATGTTAAAATAATACTAGTTCCAGTTCCACCGGTTCCTGCTGAGTTAGCAGATAGTGCTCCATTTAAAGTTGTTGTTTGAGGCGCAGTTACTGTTCCACCGTATTGTGATATACCATAACCAAAAACTCCAACTTGTTCTGCGGGTCCTACACTAAAATATTGAAAAAAAGTAATACCTCCAGAAGTTGTAGCACCTGATCCTGTTTCATTAGAAGGCATTGTAATAGTTATACTTGTTGCATTTGGTACACTTGTTACCATAAATTTTTTATCTGCAAAATCTATTGCTCCAAAATTAGAATTAGTTATTGCAGAAAAAGTTGAAGCGTTTCCAAATAAAATAATGTCCCCAGCTCCAAAAGTATGATTGCCTCCAAATGTAATTGTAACAATTGGTTGACCGTTAGTTGTGCTAAATGCACTGGTAATAGCTGTGCCTAAAGGATTAACTAAAGGATGTATGTCGTAAAATACTTCTCCTGAGTATGCGTATAAAATTCTATTGGTTCCAATAACAGCATATTTAATACCTGCTTTATTAACCATGTGATGTAGACCTCGGGCAGCACCAGTAAGTTTTGACTCACCTAATTGACTCCAACCACCTATCTTCTCAGGTGTGCCGTATCTAAAACGTACGTTTTCCCCACCAGTCCATTGAGACTCGGCTCCTGTAGATGTAACTTGTTTGTTGAACCCCGGTAAAAACCCTAGTTTTTGTAACATATAAAATCCTGTTTATTAGGTAGTATATCAGATCTAAAGGGAATTCAAATGTTTTAAAACAAAAGAATTTGTGGTGAATTATTTCCACCACCCCCCTGTTTTAAAAATAGTTAAACTTATTCTAGTTCCTTTCGTAACAGGAGTTACTTTATGTAGTATAAACGATGGAAATACTATTAAAGATCCGGGTTTACTTAACTCTTTTATTTCCACGGGTTGGCTATTAAACAAAAAAAAGTCCCCTCCTGAATATTTTTTTTCTGATAAATTAATTAGTGTGGTTAGCTTAGTTGTAAATTTTTTATCATAATCTTCTCCGTCGGTATGCCATTTATATTCTCCTTGATTAGTGGATTTATAAGTATTTTGCACTGCCCAATCATTAATATTGTCATACAAATCAAAACCAAACGCTTCTCTATTAATTTTTAAAATGTCATAATTTACATCTTTAATTTTTTTTAATTCTTCGTAAGGCATTTGCACTGCTTTAGAAGTTTTAAGAGTAATAGCTTGCTTAGTAAATTTTTCAGATTTTTTATTAAACCTTGAGTTAAGGTTTTTAATTTCGTTTGGTTTTAAATAATCGCTAATGTAGTAATAAAGAAATTTCATTATTAATTACCAGGACCAACTTACAAAAGAATAACGTTTGCCTTTAGTAACCGGTTTAATTTTATGAGGGTATAGAAAATTAGAGGGAAACAAAAGTAAATCGCCTTCTTTTAATATAATTTTATAGTCATCAAAAAAAATTAATTCTCCACCAGTATAGTTATTATTTAAAGCACCTATTATACTTAATGTTGGGTTACCCCTTCTTTCACCTTCAAACAACGATTTAATATGATCAATATGTTTAGTCATTATTTGACCTTTATTGTATCTATTAAATTTAATAAAAGAAAAACCAGCCCAGGTCCTATGATATTTATTTTTATATTCTTTTAATATATATTTTTCTAATGCTTTCCAAATTAAATCATGGAGTTCTTTGTTATAAGTTAAAGAATCTTCCGACCAACATACATCTAATTCATTTTTTTTAACAATAGTTTTTAAATTTTTAAAATCTATATGAGTATGTGGTTCCCATGTTTTTTTAGATATTTCTTTTACAGTTTTTTTAGTAATTTTTTTAGGTATCCAATTTTTTAAATGAAGAATGTAATCAACTAATTTTTCTTTTTTCACTACAGTTTTAATTCAGTTAAAGTTTTATCTTCACCTAGTGCGCCTTTAACAAATACATTAAAAGCTAAACTAATTCTAGTGTTGTTTCCTTTTTTAGTGTCAACCATGTGTTCCAACGAAGAAGGAAATAAAAATAATTGACCTGTCTTAACCGGAAAAAACCATGACATAGAATTAAACGTATTAAACTCATTAACCTCTGGTACGATAACAGAATGTTTCTCATTATAAAAATAAATTTTATCGTGTTTCTCATCCGCATTAATATAAAACACACCTGACACTAATGAATTAGGATGTCTATGTCTATGATGAAATTGATTTTTTTCAGTATAGTTTAACCAAGACTGAGTTATGTATGGACTTACATTTTTTGTGGATAATATTTGATTAAAATAATCTTGTACTATTACTTCTAATTCTTTTTTTAATGTATTAAAATTTTTATTATTAAGAATATATGTATCGTTAGAAGTCGTGTTCCCTTCGTTTTTGTAAATACTTTTTTTAGTTGTTTCTACAAATTTATTTTCTTTACCGGTAAGTTTTCTATTTAACCCAGAAATATAAATAGGGGTTGGAAATATTCCATGAATATTTGATTTGATCATATTGTATGTATCTCCTTTAAATAATTAAATAAATTTTTTTCTTTTTTTAAATCAACATTATTATTTTTTCCATGTTTACAGTCAACTTCTATTGAGGCTCTTTTTAATATTGTTTCTAATTGTTTTTTACTATTATGCCTAAGAAGACTTATTTCATCAGTTGGAGACCAATCCATACCTGCAGCAATACAATGAAGACCTCCCATAGAAGAATGTTGAAAACCAAACGCTCTGTTTCTAACAGCAGAATCAATTCCGTTTCCTAGTTTAGGTAATCTATTTAACATAGTTTTACTCCATTGAGTATTAAGTATACTTTTCCAATAAGGGGTATCATCCCTATGCGAAAGTGCATAATGTAAAGCAACAAATTCTGCAAAGTTATCAAAAACTTCTCTGCAAAAAAAATTAAAATTATCTTTGTCAAATTGAGAAACTTTATTGCGTTGCAAATTTCTTACTAAATTAATTAAAAATTCATGAACAGAAAATAAACCGTTTCCTTCTAGAGGTTCAATAAAACCAGCAGACAATCCAATTGCACACACATTCTTAACCCATAGTCTTTTATAAATACCTACTTTACTTTTAATCTTTTTAAATTGTAAATTTTTTACACCTAGATATTTTTTAAATTGTTTTAAAGCACTATCATCATCTATAAATTTACTAGAATATACATAACCAGTTCCAATTTTAGACCATAGAGGAACTCTCCATACCCAACCATTTTGAATAGCAGTGCAATTTGTATAAGAAACTATTTCTGTTTTTTTATTTTTATAAGGTAGTCTAGTAGCCCAAGCAGAATCATTAGGAAGCATTTCACTATAAGATTCAAAAGGTTCTTTAAAAGTTTCGCCAAGCAATAAAGATTTAAACCCCGTGCAATCAATATATAAATCAGCTTTGTGTTTTTTATTTAAAGAAACAATTCCATTTTCATCTTGCTGTATATCTTCAACATGTTCTTTTATATATTTGACACCTCTAGGAATACAATAATTATCTTTTAACCATTTACCAAATTTAGATGAATCAAAATGAAAAGCATATGGAAGTTTATCAGAAAATTTATTGTTATTTACATAGTGCATTTGAGGGTAAAAAGTTTCAACATAACTAGAATTAAGTTTTTTAGGATTTTTTAATTTAGCTAACCACCAACTATTAATACCTGCAGACATTTCTGTTTCGTCTGGAATACCAAAAGGATAATGAAAAGATTTACCTTTTTTATAAAAATCTGTAAATTTAATACTTAACTTGTAGGTTCCGTCTGTTTCTTTTAAAAATTTTTTTTCATCTATTTCTAATAACTCACACCATTTAGTAAACTGATGTAATGTGCTTTCCCCTACCCCAACTGTTGAAACATCCGGACTTTCAATTACAGTTATTTTTTTATTAGGAAAAAACTTAATTAAAGTTGCTGCGGTCATCCAACCTGCAGAGCCTCCGCCTACTATTGTTATTGCTTTCATTTATCTTTCTTAATGTTTATTTTAATTAAAAATAATATATCTTAATAAACTGGAATGTCAATTATGTCGTAACTCAGGGTTTCCTCATTCCAAACATATGCTTGATTTTCACTTAATCCTGATAAATCTGGCATAGCTACGGGTGCTTCCCATAAACAAGTTGTTTCATTTAATACAAAACTAGGAGTTAATGTAGGAGCAGGAGAAAGAAAAGCATCTCTACTTTCATCATATGTACAACCTATAGATGCATGATTTTTTCTAAAAGGTGTACCACCTGATAAATGAACACCACCTACAGTATTATAAGAAGCTTGTTTCCAAACTGCTTCAGGTTCATTATATAAATTTCTTAAAAAATTAAGTCCTCTTACTTCTTCTTCTTGTCCTGTAGCTGGATTATTTAATACGTTATTACTTACGGACTCTACCGTTGTTACTATATTGTTTGAATTTAATTTTGCGAATGATGCCATTATGTTACGTACGTCCCATTTGAGTTAAATTGAAGAATTGTATTATCACCACTTGTCGTTACTGTTGGAGAACCTGTTGTAGTTCCTGAAAATTGTGATTTTGGAAAACTTAATATAACAACACCTTTACCACCGCCACCAGCTCCACCACTAATATTACATCCTCCGCCACCAGATCCTGTGTTAGCTGTGCCTTGTTGTCCTGCAGCTCCGTTTCCACCGCCAGCACCACCGCCACCAGCTCCACCAGTACCACCAGGACCGGGATAACCAGCTCCGCCACCGCCGGCTCTTGTTACTGAAGAACCTGTTATTGAACTTGCTGTACCAGCTCCACCCCCATTTCCTGAAGGATTTCCTGATGGACCACCAGTACCACCAGTACCGCCGGCTCCGCCACCGCCGCCTCCTTGGGCTCCATTTTGACCTGCACCACCATCATTACCTTGAGATGGACTAGTACTTGGAGTGTTACCTAAACCTTTTGGTGATCCGCCTGGACCAGCACCTCCACCACCACCTGAACCACCATTTTGACCGGCTACGTTACTTTGTCCGCCACCACCGCCACCAGCTGATTCAATTGTTGTTAAACCTGAAGCAACAAATTTAGAAATAGAACCGGGATTACCGGTAGTATTTGCAGCACCAACAGGTGCTCCACCATCTCCTACTGTTACTGTAATTGTTGTATCAAGAGCAACTGATGTTTCAGTTGCAGTTCGAAAACCACCAGCTCCACCACCACCACCGGCCTCTGAGTGACCTGCAGAAGATGAAGTAGCACCAGAAGCACCGCCACCTATAACTAAAAATGATATATCATAGGGTGCTCTTGGAACTCCACCACCTGCTCCAAATCCTAAGACTTGGTAACCAAATGATTTACCTCTTCTTGATTGTATATTATTTGTGTTCTTACTTGATGTAAGTTTATTTTTTAAATCTCTCATATCTAAACCCTTTATGCGTCGTTAGCTGCATCAGTAGTAAAGAATAATTTAACACCTAGTACTCTTGCATCGGCACTAAATGTATCTCCACCTGCGTTTGCATCTCTAAATAATTGAAAGTAAGTTTGTTGATCAACTGCAGGAGAACCTGCAATTGTAACTGCACTACTTACTGGAGAAACTTGTTGATCCTCAACTGTTCCTATACCGGCATCTGTAATATTTATTGCAGTTCCATAAGCGATATCAATAGTATCACCATCGCCAACTGCTACACCTTGTAAACCAAAAATACAGTTACCTGTGTTTGTTGAAGCCGGTGCCCAGAATACTTGATAAGTAATTGTACCTTCATTCCATGATTTAGGGAAAGCTACTGAAAATTGTGCAAACTCATCTGTACCTGCATCAAAATCTAATACTTTCATATCAGGTCTTGTTGCTGTTGTTTCAACTTGTTGTGCATCAGCACCATTAGTTTCTGCACCATACATAGCTGAAGATGGAATCCACATAGTCTCTGTTCCTGCAATTTTAACTGCAGCTGTTGCACTTTTAAGTACACCTGTTCCTTTAGGGTTTAAATTTATATCAACATTAGTTTCACCTGTTGCTGAAAGAATTGGTCCATTGCCTGTTGAAGCATTTGCTAAAGTTAATTCATTAACCGCTGAACCTGTAGCTGTTAAAAGTAATAATTCGTTTCCGTTAGTAT